TTTCTACCTACAATAGATAAATTTACTAGCCCAGGTCGTTCTTCAATATGAATGCCAGTTCTAACAGGAAATTCACTTTCGCATATTTCTTTATTTAGATAACCCCACATGGTGTCAGGTAGTTTTATTGTACCTCTATGAATATTCTTACCGCGTTCCCATACATCATTACCAGAACATTGATAATTACGTTTAGTCATACCCCAAATAACTTCACCAACTTGTTCTCGCGTCTTTTGAATATCACTACCTGTAACAAGATATACATTATTCAATGTACAAAAGTCAAAGAAGAATGAACTAAACTTTTCATCCATTTTTCCACGACTAGGTGTAAGTGTGCCATCAACATCAAAGATATAATGAATCATATTCTATTGCCTATCAGATCCTCTAGAGTTTTTAATACTTCTTTGCTCTCGTCTTGAATATTACTTTCTATGCACATTCTAACACATTTGCGAGTAAAGTCAAGAGAAAAACGCTTTCCGTCTTTATCCATTCCAGTGTTAATCAAATATACATTACAATTATTTGCATGAATTTTTTTCATCAGCAAATCACTGTATTCTTTTACAGGTCTTGGCATAAATGGTGATCCATAACAGGGGCTAAATAATGGTTTGATCTGAAGGGGCTAAATAATGGTTTGATCTGATTATCACCAGCTTCTGTACCAGGCATCTGACTTGTATAGCCCGTTTCAAAAAATCGTCGTACTGTGTCGCCGCTAATTTTACTGTATGGTGGAAATACACCCTTTGCGTCCATAGTTAAGAAAAATATATTATCTGGATGATCAAACTTTTGAGGACTATGATATGCGTTTTCAACACATGTAATTGGATAACTTAGTCTTGCGTTTGGCACACCTGGATTTTCTACAACTAAGCAATCTTCCGATCTTGCTTTTTCAACTGCATCAAAGATTGTTTTGTGTGTTTCGGGTGTAAGTCCTTCACTCTTAGCATAACATCCAGTTTCAATCATGTTTATGCCTTGCATATCCCAATAAACTTCATCGTCACTAATCAACGCATAATTTGGATCACTACTTAATGTAGTTTTACCTGTACCACTCAAGCCAAACATTAAATTAGTAGTTGCATCATATGTAAAAGCACTACAATGCATTGGTAAAATATCATGTCTCGGCAGTTCAAATCCAATGATACCAAACACACCTTTCTTAATCTCACCAAGAAAGGTGGTTCCAGCAATAAACATGGTTTTAGTATCAAGGTTTACATAGATTTTAGGATGTGGCACTTCTAATTCTGTGTTGTGCCAAATTGTCCAATCTGGAACATAATGCCCAAATCCTTTAGGTAGTACATCAAACATATTTTTTACAAATTGTTCATGGCGTTCATCATTAGTATATACTTGAAATCTAATATTTGCAGATTTGAATTGTAAGGGTTTTCTATAAACTTTTTCTGTTATCATTCTAGGAAGCATTCGATCTGCAAACAAAAGATAATCGTCCATATTACCAATCTTGCAATATTTCGGTCTTTCTTTACATAACTCTGAAGTTGCTTCTCCAAAAAAGTATTTGTTCTCTGGACTACGACCTGTTGGTTTTGTTGTAATGTTGATATTAGTCATACTACCATCCAATCTTTTCCCATGGTACATCTTTATTGCCAAAATGACCATGTACACAATTTTCACTATACTTGTAGAAGTTGAATAAATCAAATCTATCAATAATTCCTTTTGGAGTCAAATCAATTTCATTTCTAATAAATTTTTCTATTGATCTATTATGACCATTACTATCAATGTATATACTAGTAGGCTCTTTTACTCCAATTGCATACGATAGTTGAATATTACACCAATCAGCCATTTCATCTGCTACAATATTCTTAGCAAGCCATCGGGCAATATATGCACCACTTCTATCTACTTTTGTAGGATCTTTTCCACTAAATGCGCCACCACCATGAGGAGCAAAACCCCCATAGGTATCAACAATGATCTTACGTCCAGTGACGCCAGCATCGCCATCTGGACCACCGATAACAAAATTACCAGTGGGATTAAGATGCCATTTAGTATTTTCATCAATCAAATCTCCTAATACACTATGTGCCGATTGCTTAGATAATTTTCTTGCAATATCGCATTTGCCTTCATCATGCTGAGTACTGATAACAACTTGATCAATGCGTTTAATATTGCCGTCGCGCCTAGGACCATTATATTCAACACTTACTTGTGCTTTTGCATCTGGACCTAAAATTTGAGATTGGCGCCTTTGTTTATTTAACTCTTTCATGATTTCATGTGAAAAATGAATAGGCGCTGGCATCATACTTTTTGTGTGATTACACGCATATCCAAACATAATGCCTTGATCGCCTGCACCAAAATCATCTGTTCCTAGTGCAATATCATCACTTTGCTCATGAATCTTATCAGTTATAATTACATTTTTATGATGAAAACCTTCTTGCTCATAACCTATTTCTTTTATAACATTACGGACAATTTCGGCTCTTTTAAGAAAGCCGACGTTATAATTTTTTACTTCACCAGCAATAGTTACGGAATTTGTAGTAACTAAAGTTTCTATCGCAACACGAGTCGTTTCATTACCAGCGTGTAGTCCTGCATCTACCAATGCATCTGAGATTTGATCGGCAACTTTATCAGGATGACCTGCGCTAACACTTTCACTCGTAAAAATCATTTATGTCCTACCGTTTCTCTTATAATATCGTTGTGATTAAACTCTGCCCAATATAATTCAAACGCAACACCCGACTCTAGGCATTCAAACTGATGATATAGACCAGGTTTTACTTTTGTATAGTCTAAAGCACAGTTGGCTTCCAGTAACTCAGTATTACCCCAAACTTTACCTGCTTGCATTATTTGCTCCATTCACTTGCAATAAAAATATTATCTATATTCTCTGCTATTTGCATAGAAAATTCTCTGTCGCTCATACTATATTGTAAACCTTCACTCAATGCTCGACTAAAACTAGCACCCATATGCTCAACTCCAGAAAGTTTTCCACAAGCTTCCTGTGTTGTGTATCCACCACTTAATGCAACAATTCTTTCAACTGAATTGTAATCATAAAGCTTTTTATACCTTGTCTTATTAGTTGGAATAGTAAGTTTTAAAATAAGCTTACCTTCAAAATCACGGCATCTATTTTGTAACTGACTTTCTAATTCAATTTCATATGAATCTTTATTCATAATATCAATAGGAACTTCTGGTTCTACTATTGGTATAAGACCTGCGTTTGCAATTCTTTGAGCAAAAATAAATTGTTGATCTAAAATAGGACTAACGTGCCACCTATCTTTTACAATGCTTCGCATTTTCGTGCCAACACACCCGTGTTGTAATGCAAATCGAATCATTCCATCAAGATCAAAAACTTTTAAAGTGCCTTCTGGTGTATTGCCACTATCAACTTTTAGAATAGCGTCAATATTCTTATCATTTAAATTCTTTACTAATCCTCTTTCAACTGAGTCTTTATAGAGAATAGCATGACTAATCTTATCTTTTGTAAAGTTAGGATCAGATACCATCCGCAATCGAAATTGATTTACTTTTTCCATCTTATCAGTTTCAGTCCACTCTTGACCATAATTATCTAAAACACCACCAGCACTACCACCGGAGTTATCCATTGCTGCAATAAAAGTCATTCAAATCTCCTTATACATTTCTATATGCGTATTCTATGGCTCTATCGGCTTCCACATTTAGCGGTCGCTTTTCATATCTTCTAGAACTTTCATTATCTAATTCTCTAACCAATTGTTCTATCTCAAATGCAGTTATAGGATACTCTTTCTTGATAGCGTTCATAGCAGTAGAAACCATAATCTTATAGATCATTGCATATCTTCCACTGTTATCTATGCCTGAAATATCGAACCATTCTTTAACATGCTTTTTATTAACAAATGGACAATCTCTATATCCACTCCAATGATAGCTGGTATTTGTTTGTTTATCTTTTCTGTACTGTATTAGTTTTTCAACAGTATGTTTAGGCAGTCTATCTAAAAAGGTACTACCCACTTTTTCTTTATATGGGTGCTTTGCTATTAATTCGTCAGGATCAATATCATTGCCAGTATTACTGAATATAAAGTTGTGAGAATTAGCATAATTAGCAGGTATGTAATACATTCTAGATAAGTCTTTAGTCTGACCATCTCCGATTTCACCGAGTTCTTTGTTGAGAGCAAACCAAAAGTGTCTGATTTTAATAGCTTCAACCTCTGTAGTGAGTGGAAATACAAGTCTAAATTTTGGGTGATTAATCTTACTACTAGCAGTACTATAGCAAATGTAAGTAAAATTACCAAACCTAGAATGTAATTCACTTTCTAGATTTCCTTGAAATTCATGATCATCAACATCAACAGCAGCCCAAGATCCCCAAGAATCAACAGCTTTGTTTGACCTAGTTGTGTTAGGTAGATAAGTAGCCGGGGATATAAGTTGTGCATCATGTTTGCCTTGTTTTTGTATCTCTGATAATTTATATAAAAAATTACTAAAGCTTTCCCACCGCAAGAAATTCATCCTGCGGTGGGTTTTGTTGTCATACAGATTTTTAAATATAGTAAGACTATACACTTATAAATCCGCTTCCTTTACAAAGATGCCATCAATCATTCGACCTTTACGATCTTTAATATCATTATAAGCAACTGTTAAACACTCATTCATAGTAATATTATTACGCTTCATAATATTGATCATTACAACCATCATATCACCTAGATCATCCCGAATATCATTGCCCTTACATACACTATCAGACAACTCTCCCAACTCTTGCATCAACTTCAAAACTTGGTCTTTGTCACTTGAGCCATCAATCAAATTACGATTTTCATGCCAATCACCAATCTTATTGATTAGTGCCATCACGGGAAATTCGTGCGTTTTGATTTTTTTAGTTTCCATAATGTATCCTTTATTTTTATGTATATACGATTATATACGATAATATCTGATTTGTCAATGAATATTGTCCAAAAGACCTTCATTAACTAAATCTATAGATTGATTGGCTGTCATTCCAGTCCCTGAGGCCTGATTATTCCGAAAAATTGATCTATATTGATCACAGTCCATTGTACCCATATCACTATTATATTTTTTTCTCACCATTGCAAAATTATCATACTCAGTTAGACCACCTTTACTATGAGCAATCTTGTGGGCTGCTTCAGCATCTGGCATCAGTAAAGCCTCTCCATCAATATAGCATTTGTAATTTTGATCACTCAACTTGCTATCTTGGTCTGAATTACTGAAACATCTAGTAGGATCTTTCCAGACAATAAGTTTATTAATATTATTTTTCCAAACTTCATGACCTCTAATCATCTCAACAAGGTAGCGTTGCTTTTTCTCATTATCAAGGCACTTCGTATAATCTCTGTAAATTTGAGATTTTGTAAGTTCGGCAGATTCAAAAGATAATGTTACAACTTCCTTATATTTTTTATTTGCATCATTGTAATAGTCATTGTTTACCGTATTAAGAACTTGATAAAATTCCCCATAATTAATTGGCTCTAGTAAAGAACCATGATCTTGATAATGAGCAACATATAAGGTCAATAAAAGCTGCATTTTATATTCTGGCATTTCACCACGAGATACGCCTTTATTGGCTTTCGCCATTTCATACAAAAAGTCAAAATATTTATCTACCTTTTCTGTTAAAGATTTTACTTTTTGTTCGTTCAAACCTTTATCATTATACATTTCTTCCAAACAACTGGTCTTTCTATTACAGAGTTTTATGCCTTTATAAAAGACCCAATATGTCTGAGCAACATACTCCTCAAGTTCTAATCTTTTATTAGTCTTTTTCAGCCACTTATATTTTTCATCACTGAGGCGCTTTAATTCAAATAAATCATGTGGATTTGACATTTTTCCACCATACGTATCAAACGGTAAGCGGACTTTCTCACGAACAGCATTAGCAATTGGAATATTGCCATAAGAGTTTAGTGTTTCCATCTGATTCGGAGGAGTTGTTTTATTTAAGGTTCGCCAAACTTTACCTTTCATTTCATTAGTCATTGGACCATATAAAGTAAAATTCAACTTAAATTGTAGAAAAGGTTCGCGTTCATCTTCAGTTAAGTCAGAATAAGATTTACCTCTAACTTTGAATTTATTGTTTTTAAAATCTCTAATTGCCCTCTTACGGTGACCACCATCAAGTGATTCCCATGCCCATTGACTTTTTTCATGCTTAACATCTACTAATGTGATAGTGCCAAGGTCAATATTCATATATAGCATTGAATCTATTATATTTACAGATTTAGCATTATCTGCTCTAATATAAACGGAAGGTCTCTGCCCAATTGGATTGCAATCAGTTTCTTGTAGAAGCCCTGTCGCGCTCAAAAATTCTTTTATTGACTCTGAATACGTTTCACGATATAAACGCCCAGTTTCATCACTTTCACTTTTTTTATTCGGACGTTTTTTCATAGGTGTCCGTATAGGTCCGTTTGGCATACAGTTCATGATTTTCTCTTTTCATATAATTTGCATGATTCTATTTACTATTACATAGTAGCATAACCATGCTTCATTGTCAACCAAAAAAATCTTCTAATGTTGCTTTTTCTTCAATTGACCAACCAACAGCATCTAAGATAGGTTCAATTGGATCAACAAAAGTCTTAGCAAATTGAGTATCATAATCGACATATCTTGACAGATTCATCTCCGGTGGAATATAGTCTGGAAATGAAATGACATTTTCACGAATAGGATTAGGTAGTTTCAGATATGTGAATAATATTTTTTCGCCGTTCTGAATTTCTGTATATTTCTTTTCAAGGGCTTTGTCTTTTACTTGATGATTATACAGGAGAGCACCACGAACATGAATGGGTGTGCCTTTCTTATAAATCATCTTACGATCACTATACTTTTTAACTTCACTACAACCTCGAGGAAAAGCTACCGCCTCTGCAGGTAAGCTTTTAAATTCTGTCTTAAAATCATTAATAAATTTTCTGGTTTCAATCTCACTACCAGAGATAATAATTTTAAACACTTGCATAAACTTATCACGAACCACCTGAGGTGTAGAAGATTTGATAGCTTCAATACCCATGATTTTTAGTTTTGGTTCTTTATATTGAACACCTTCATTATTGTGGACATTTAGAATATAACGTTTCTTTGCCATCCAGATACCACGATCTGCAATCGCTTCACGTTCCATAACCATACGATTTGTGTATGCATTCATTTGATTAAACAATTCATCATACGCTTCTTTAAGAACCTTTTCAAAATGTTCTGCACAAATCTTATCAAGTGCCTTTACAGGATCTTTTGGTTTCAATTGATTTACAAGTGGACCAAAATTAATATAAAGTGAATCTGTATCGATAGCTAGAACATAATCAATATTTTTGGTTTTCAGAATTTTATTCATTTCTTTATTGATGGCACGTTCAGCCCATTGAATTGCCAGCTGACCAGATAATGTGATACCTTCAGCAACCCGTTGGTCAAAGTATCGAAAGTGTTGATTGCCAATTGCACCATAAAGAGAATTCAATAGAATTTTAATTGCCATTTGTCTATTTTCAAATTGATTGATTTCTCGCGCAACAGCATCACTAGAGTCTGTCTGTTGTTTTTGAATAGCAGCAAGCATGCCATTCTTGGCAATCTTTCTATCCGACATATAGTCATCAATCAATTTTGGTAGAATACCCTGTCTGTCTTTAGCAAACGTGGCACCGTTTGCAGCAATAGAAACATCATTACGAATTTTTGGTGCATTATTCATATAGTGATCAACGCCACCTTGATGCATATCATCAGGATCTACAATCAAGGTTTCTGGTGACATATTGTATTGAACAATCAAGTTCGGATAAAGAGAATTCAAATCAAAAGAAACTACCCAGTCATGACCACCGACATGAGGATCTTTTACATAGCCACCGGGATATGGAGTTTTTCTCGTATCTTCTTTAGGAGGTACTGCAATCTTCTGTTGATTTAATTCACGATGGATAATAGAATCCCATATAGCAGTCGTACCAAGTGTTGCATCATAATTCACACCGCCACGATATGCCATAGTAAGTGCAAGAGTAATCAAGTCCATCTTTTCGTCTATCTTATCTACCAAATAAACGTCTTTGATATTATAATCAATAAACTTTTGATGGTCATTTTTATACAGTGTATGTAAATTACCATGTTCTTCATATGACAATTTCTTTTCACCGAGGACAACATTTGCAATGTGATCTAACTTGTAAGATGCTTGGTTGCCATAAGAGTAGCCGAACTTCTTAAAAAGATCAAGATAGTCTAGCTGAGATATGCCAGTGATTTCATAGCTTTTATTTACACGACCAGCAATAGTAACTTTTCTTTCACTGATAAGACCCCACGGCGAAAACTTATTAGCAGCTTCAGTACCAGCCAACTTTGTTACTCTGTTAATTAGATATGGCATATCAAAGTTTTTGATATACCAGCCAGTAATTACATCTGGTGTATTCTTTTTCCAATACTCAATAAACTTAGCCAGCAATTCAACTTCAGTTTCACATTTACGATATTGAACTAATAGATTTTGATTCTCACGAACATCAGCATCATATTCACCAAGACCCCAAACATGATAGATTTCGCTCTTAGAACTTTTCAAACAAATTGAAATAACTGGATAGTCTGCAGTATCTGGTTCTGGAAAGCCATCGTCGGATGCAACTTCAATATCAAGATTTGCGACATTTACAGTTTTTCTATCAAATGAAATATCTTTAGGAAATGCACTAGCAATAAATTGTTGGACATAATTGGTATTGCCATATATTTTAACATTGTCCATATCTTTGTATTGTTCAAGCCACTCTTTTGCGGCTCTCATACTTTCAAATTCAACAGGTTGTAATGCTAAATTATCTAAAGATTTCCATACAGCACTACTACTTTTACTACGGACATATAATGTGGGTTTAAACTTTATTCTTTTTTCTATACGAATACCGTGGTCATTATAACCACGGTATAAGAGTGAGTTGCCATATCGTGCTACGTTTGTATAAAATGCTTTCAATAATCTATCTCCATAATTAGTCTACATTATAACACATATATTGAAAGTTGTCTAGTCTTTCTTTGACACAAAAGAGTACATTTCTTTAGCTTTTGCCATCAAATCTTCTGTAGAATAAATTTGATATGCTTCTTTAACTTCATCCATTGTCTTTTGACCTTGCTCATACATATCATTTGCAAGTTGAATGTTCATAGTCCATTGTTGGTCCATATAGTCTTTTGCCATCGCTAACATATCAGCGCGAATTTCAAAGGGATTTTTGTGTGTCATTGTGTGTTCCTATCTAAATTTAATTATGTTCGCCGTTATTTTGGCGTCCGTTGTATCCATCAATTCTGTCAAAAATTTTAGGCTTTCGCTTTGCGGTTTCAAACGTACCAACAGTAATTACAATTGCGGCAAGTAATAGTGTGTGTGCAATTGCGTTAATTCCCCAGAACATTATGCTTCCTAAATACATAGAGCATACCGATACCCACATCCATGCAAGAATTTGCATAATCAAATGGCGTACTTGTAAATTAGGAATATTTCTTAGTGGATTTATATTTGAATCCATTACACTGTTCCAAGTGTCAAAAATATGTTGTCTCATTTTAATCTCCATAATTTGTGTGTGTGAAAGAAGGGCAATGATGCCCTTCCTAGTTTTAAGGTAAAACTCTAATCAAGATATATTCTGCAATCTGTCTATAGAGTTTCCATTTCATCATAATATGGTATAAGATCAAACCCATCCGCGAAGATTTTGATTCGTTGATGTTTTGTCCCACGCCCTCATTCTACGTTCCAGATCGCATAAGTCTTTTGCTTCAGCAAAATATGCATCTCTGGTTTCTATTTCAGTCATAGGTGTTACAATTTGAAAGAAATTCTTGATCCATTTAATCATTTAAAATCCTCCAAAGTTCTCCTATTCAATTCAGCCAGTATTTCATGGTCAGACATATTTGGATATTCTATTCTAAAATATTGAACCAAATCTGCATTTGCAGAACACTGCCTTGAAAATTGAATAGTTTTTCCTACAGAAAGAATAAAGTCAAAGAGACCTGTTAGACCTCTCGTTAAGAAGTTGTGCGTTGTTAGTATGTGTTGCATTTGAGTTTTCCTCGTAATTGCCAATATGAATTTTACGAGGACGCATTTCTTCTGGTATAACATATTCCAATTTAATTGCTAATATGCCATCCTGAATATCTGCTCCGTTTACTTGTACATGTTCGGACAGCCTAAAGGTTCGCTTAAATTTCTTTGTCGAAATGCCACGATGGATAAATTCTCTACCTTTAGACACATGTTCTCCAGTAACCATCAAAGTTCTGTCTTTTACTTCAATGTTAATTTCATCTTTACTAAACCCAGCAATAGCAAGTTCAATCAAATAATCTGATTCCCCTACTTTAATAATATTGTGTGGTGGATAGTGGTCTTGAGCATGTTTTGCAGTGAATTCTAATTCCTGAAATAAATGGTCAAATCCCACAAAAGATGAACGTGGAAATAGTGTTTGTAAGCCTGTCATTGTTATCTCCTTTTGATCAAGCAAGATTGTTTTAAGACCGGGTAACCCGCATCTTATTAGTATATAGTATTTTTTTTTCTGTATTTCAAGGGGTTAATTAAAAAATAATGCTTTTTATTTTCCATGGTGTAAAACATACTGTTCCCAGACTTACATAGTCTGCACCTTTATCGAAATAATATTCAGCATCTTCTTTCTCTGTTACTCCTCCACCAGCTATTATCTTAACATGCGAATGTTTATTCTTTATATAATCTATAATCTGAGTCGTATATGGTTTAAGTATTTTACCACTGCGACCGCCGTTTACAGAGTATAATGTGTTACTCGCATGGATTTGATTATAACCCATATCTACTATTTTGTCTATAAGACATTTTGACGCAGTTGGTGGTATTTTACATATACACCACTCGCGCTGAGTTTTTGGCCAAAGATCAAAGCCTGGCAACTCTGTAGCGCCAACATCTTTATCTATATTTGGACAACTAATATTTATTTCAACGGAAGTATTACTTGGAACAATACTATCGATATTTATCCAATCCCACTTATCAATAGCTGCTAAACTCATAACATCTGTAATTCTTGATCTTCTTAAACCCTCTAAAACGCCAGCATTTCTAAGACCAATTTTATTTTGCCAAGCGCCGTTAGTATAGCGTAGTGTCTTTAATATTTGGGGTAAAAGTCCAGGTCTATTTTTGTAAGTCCAACTGCCTGTCACACTTGTAGCACCAGAAAACTTGATATAGTTTCCGAATGGCGCTGATATGAAATATTTCATCTAAAGTTTTATTCGCTTTTTAGCGTTTATTCTAGAAATCTCTTTTGCCAAATCTTGATTTCTGTCGTGCATCTCAATCTCTTTGCCAAGTAGTCTTTCTATCTGAGTTTCAATTTTGTCCCATTCAAATTTAGGTCCATTGCCCATGTCGTTATATATCTCATGTGTCATATGTACTTGAAATATTTTATAATTATTTACAATTACTTCATCCCATTGACCTGCGGGCATTTTATCTTCATTATAGTGTTTTTGCATTTTTCTAGCAATAGATTTTGCATTTTTTCTATATGTTTTTGTTGCAGCATCAATATAGCCTTTAATAATGCCCGCCATTTCTTTTTCCCTGTCAAAAAAACGTAAGTGTTCAGGAATGCCTTGCCATAGTTCAATCATATCTTCGTCATTATCACTAGGTGATTTTTCCCAAACTTTCTTTATTACATTCATCACATATTTTTCCATATCGGCAGGCATACTACCTAAGTCGGACATATCAACAGGGTTGCCACTAAACTTATCAAAGTATTCATCTGCTAATGCAAGTTCATACATTTCAAACCAACGCCGTCCGGACGTATCTGGCGAAGATCCAATATCTCCAGAAAATGATCCTAATAAATCAGCCTCTAATTGATATATAACTTGAGGTCCCACTGTGCCAACACCTCGGCCAAGATTATTAGCAGACATATTCAAAAACGCAGAGATACCTCGTTTCTTTTTTTGACCTTTAAACATATTTTTATAAAGATTCATACTAGCTACATGCCAACAAGTTATTCTTGGAGGAGTAGGAGTTATCTCTTTAATCTGTGCTGCAGACATGGGCATCCAGAAATTTGCAATACCCTCATGTTCATCAGATGGATGTATATCAAAAAGTTTTTGAGATAAACTACTTTTATTGAACAATTCTGATAAGTAAGATTTAAAATTTTGCATTTATTTTGCTTTCCTTTTTAAAACATACAACACCATAACATCAATGTCTATTTCTTCCACCTTGAAGCCCATTTTAGATGCATATCGTTTTACCAATCTACTGTATAACTTTGATCTGCTGTTTTCATCTGGATCATCGGGATCTTCTTTGTGGGCGCTGAAATTTACAAGATTTATTCTGGGGTGTTCATTGATCCAAGAAGTTATATGATTTATAACTGCGCCAAATATTTTCATTTGATTGCCTTTGGCCGTAACTTTCATGCTACCATCTACAGTAAATACTATATTTACCTCTGGGGCTTTGGGCGCAAAATTATAGATCATTTCTATATTATGTTTGTCAATTTTACCGCGATATTTTTTTATATGTCCACCAGTAGAAGCTGGTCGATCAGCCGTTTTAGTCCATTTAATTTTAGTATTGAAAGCTTCAGCAATGTATGATTCGTATTTTATAACTTTATCTGGCGTATGAAAGTTTTTCTTTCTCATAATAGTTTTCATTACAACATCAAATTCATCATTTTTCTGATCATATTTAACCGCAACAGGAATATTCAAATCGCTCTGCATATCTTTAATAACTGCTTCTGCTCCTGCAACACCTTTAATCGATTTACCTTGACGTTTATATATCTTCTTAATAAAATCTGCCAATTCTTTCATACTGATGCAAGGATCATTTCGATCATCACCCATTCTGTCACCAAAATGCTTAGTAAAATTAAAATCTATATTAAACCTCTTGAACATGTTATCTACAAATTTTTCAAATGCTTTGATTTGTTTCATGGTAACAAGGTCACAAGCCCTTTCATCTAGATATGAATTGAATCTTTTCATTTTTTATTTCTTAATCTTGGTTCTCGGCGATTGTAATGTACAGTAACGCTTGACAAGTTTGATTTGTCATTATTCATAGGATTACCGTCTTTGTGATGAATATCGCGCCCATCACCATCTTCAGCCATTCCAGCTTTTACTGCGGCACGTCTGGCTCTTTTCCTAGCAGCATTTCTAGCCATCTGTTTAGGAGTACCAAGATAGTTTTCACGCTCTTTCTTGTAGTCTCTTTCACCTATGAATTCTACAAAACTTTTCATTACTGAGTTACCCAAGTCATATTATTTTCCTATTTTATCTAAAGTCGCATTAATATCTTTCCTAAGCTGGGCATAACCACTAGGACTATCCAATTCAACATGAGTGCGTATATGTTTCCTTAGCTCATCTTCATACTTTGGAAATCTTTTTATAATAGGTTGCAAAAACTTAGTAGGACTTTGCTTTTTATTATTTAATTCTTTTGCTTTTTTTATAGCAACACCGTCTGTAAATTTACTAAAGCTTTTAATCATTCTAAGTCTACCTTTGTATTGGGTTATTTTTTACTATTTATATGTTTTAGTAAATCTTCTTTGCTACTTTTACCAGTTCTAATTGAATAGTCCAGTGCAGATTGTAATACATCTCCAATAGCTTTACCCTTAAATCCAGCTTGTGCGGCATCTCTGCCAGAGATTGGCATATCTTTTATAGCGGTGTATTTGATGCCTTTGAGTCGAGCCGACGCTGATATTTTTTGTCCTATAGCTTTCAAATACATATCAGTCATTTTAATATCTGCATTCTGAGACCATTTAACTAATTCAACGTTATCCATATTTTTCCAAGTGGCTATACTGTTGACTGAATTTACGTCAGTGTTAGATAATCTAAGTGCAGATTTTGCAACAGAACCAGCTTTTTCTCCATAACTTTTTAACATAAGTGCAACGAATACTGGAAATGCATTTTTATCTAATCTATCAATTGCTTTCTTATCAATGCTACTTTGTCTAGCGTCTTTGAAAATATGTTTCATAATACCTGAAGAAAACAAGATTTCTACTCCATGACTAGGAGATTTAGATTTCTTAAATAGCTTTTTAAATTCTTCATTAAATCTGTCGGCAGATATTGTTTTGATTGTAGAAGCTTGTTTCTTCATTTCTTTGAAAGTTTCTCTTTCAATCTTAAATTCAAATCTAGCTGCAAACTGAATGGCACGTAACATTCTCAAAGGATCATCTTCAAATGATGTAGGGCTAATCATACGAATCTGCTTATTCTTAATGTCCTTCATACCCTTGCCATCAGTATCGATAATCTCTCCAGTATCAATATCTTTAGCAAGTTGATTTATCCAGAAATCTCTCCGTAGCTGATCTTGTTGAAGTGTAATACCTTTACCAAGCTGTACTTCAAAGTCTTTATGACCAGAGCCTGTACTTTTAGAATCAATGCGAGGCACAGAAATGTCTATATCTTCTTCTTCTGTAGAACCTGTGGGTACAAATTTTAGAATACCGAAAGATTTACCAACCATATTCACTTTACCGTGCGGCTTTAATATTCTTTCTAAATCATTGAGTTCCACACCTACGACGATAAGATCCAAGTCTTTTGAAACTTTTCCTAGTAGTTCATCACGAACCACACCGCCGATTTGGTAGATTTTACCACCAGCAGACTTTATACTTTTTCTCACTTTCATTGAAAGTATATCAAGCATACTTTCATTCAAATGAGTTATAAAAGATTTCATTAGCACTTCCAGCGTTTTCTAGCTTGCCTTAAACGACTATTCGGATCTTTCGCAGCTTTTGGCCACATTTTTAACTGACCTGCGGATCTAGCGCAGTATGATTTGCGACGACCAGCATCTTTTGATCCTGGTTTAGGATTACCAGTAACTGCAGTTTTTAAATTTCCACCAGTTTTTCTATTCACAGCATCAACGCCCTTTTGCGTCATACCTGCACCACTTTTAGTTGGGCGATAATGCTTATCTTTTTCAGATAAAAATGCGATAAAACTTTTCATTTATTTCTCCTACCAGTGCTGTACATCTGGATATCTAACAATTGCTCGGATTGCTCTCACTGCTAGTTTTGCAGTCGGATCACCCCTATCATATAATACAACTTCTGTACCATTTACAAAATCAGATACGTTTACACCTTTACCTATAAGAGTCATTGTTCTGTGTAGATAATCGTTTTCATCATAATTGTTTTCAAATCCTGCTTTGCCTCTAACCTCAACCCACTTACTGCCTGGCAATGGTCGAATTCTTAGAATGCCCATTTTACCTTGCCTAATATATGTTAGAGCATAAGACTCTTTCTTTTTACGTTGATTTTTGGTCAATTCAGTTATGAAAGAAAAAAAAGTTTTCATTAAACGTATTCCTTAATTTTTTTCTCAATTGCTGAAATAATTTTATTATGAGTTTTACTTAGATATCTATCTTTTCTTAATTTTTTTATAGCTAAAGTAGTTTGTGCTGCATATTTCTTTTGAAAATCTTTTGGTCTAGTGTCAATATCTTGTACATTAGCGAGTCTATCTGCTAACTTAACAACTAATGACCAACTGGACATTTTAGCCATTTTGTTTGCAATATATTCACCTTTACCAATAGCATCAGAAGCAGCCTTATCTGTAGTCAATTCTTGAACCATATCAGCCACAAGAGCACCAAACTGCTTTACCAAATCTTCATAGGTAGTGTCGGTATCCTCAAGTGTGTCATGAAGATATGCTGCCTGTATTAGGGCAGATAGATTATTAGATTTTTTGAATTGTTTTACAAAACGCGCAACTTCTTTGGGATGATTTATATACTCACCACCACTCTTCCGAGTTTGTCCTTTATGGGCTTTTGTTGCAACCCTTAATGCTTTTAAAGCATTTTCGTTTAAAGTATATGCGCTAAAACTCTGCATTTATTTTCTTCCAATATTATACTTGGGACATAACTCCCACTTGTCTTTATCTTTGAAAGGAATAATCTTAATTTGTCGCAGAGGTGCTAAATTTTCAGCTACCTTACCATTTTCTATTGTGACAAGTCCCCAGTCCGACATTAGTGTTGCTATTGTATTTCTTCTAGCTAAATCACTTTCTTCTATGTTTGACTTCTTACCGTCTAATAAAAATAGTTCCTTAAAATGTACTATAAAGTATCTACCTTGCTTGTGAAGGATATGACACGATTGAAATAGTTTGTTTTCTTTTCTACTTGATACGCCTATTCTTGTTAGTGTTTCTCTTACCTTTAAAAAATCATCAGGTTCATTCAGTGTAACTTCTAACATAGAATCTGGAGTCCAAGATACTATATTTGATTCTTCCATTGTCAACTCACTTTTTTGTTATATTCATTTTATGACAATGTTATTTATATGTTTTAGTTTTTGCCGCCTTTACGCAACTTAAATCTAATGTGATCTAGTTGTTCTTTTGGTAATAAACTAAGTGCTTCACGCGCTCTTTGATTATTATATCCATAATATTCTTTTATTAATTCAAGATCATTGATTTTTTCAGCTTTAAACCACTTTGAAAATCTTTTGCGCTTTCTTACCAAAGTTCTCAATAAATCATATTGCATTCTTGCTGGAATATTGTGTCTATAATTCATTTCATTTGCTAAGAGAATAGTATCGTTGAAATATGATAAACCTCTATTTACCATATAACTAGAATATTTCTTTTCTGCAATATCATCTACCATAATATCATCTTTAGTAGTATTAATTGAATTCAGATAATCAAAGTGATTCATTAAAGTGCCTGTATAATTGTTTGCATTCTCATTACATCCATTACAACATCATGTCTCGCGTCATGTGCAACAAACTTTTCTTTACAACCCTCAGGAATGTAACTATTTCTTTGACCACTGCCGTATAGTAGACCATCAAGAAAAGAACGTGTATCACGAACCATCCAAAAAGGATAAGGAACTGAATAACCCGTTTGTTTCATTATACCTTCCATAAGAGGAATATCAAAAGTGTTTCCTCTACAAAACACAGTCTTTAAGTTGTTCATATTGACATTCAATACAAAGAAATTATACAGTTGAGAAATAGATTCGTCAAGTTCTAAATTTGGTTTTAGTACACTCTTTGCATCTTCACCTTGTTTATTCCACCACTCAAGTGTACTTTTTGAAACTTTTCTATTGTAATTTTTTACTTGATCTTCAACATCAAATTTCATATACTTTGAATTTTCTAACAATTCATCATATGAATAAGGAATATCACCTGTAAATCTTGTATCTGAATAACTAAGCAAACCAAGAGATAAAACTACCCCTTGGTTTACATCAACTGAAAGAGTTTCAAAATCAAAGATAACACAATTATCTAAGCCTTCATATGCAGCCATTATAACCACTCCACTTCTGCCATAAGAGTTGTGAGACAAGCAACAGTATTTATTTCGATATCCGCAACAAATGCCGCCTTGTATTGATATTCAGCTAAAGTTAAAACGACCTGAGGAATACTACGAGGATTTACATTATCTTGCATAGTATCATATATCGATCTAAATATTGCTGAGGTGTCGGTATCAATATTATTTGCTACCCACTGTTTCATTTTTTTAAAGTCTTTTTCTTTTAAATGCTTTATGAGAGTGCTACTTTCACCCAAAGTAGAATTAGTAATACCGTTAGTACTAAGTATACCACCCACAGATCGTCTTTGGATTTCATTGAGTACTCTTCTCCAATCTGGCGCATGTTTAGAAATAATTGTTGCAACATCTTTATCTGCCCATTTTACATTTTGATCTTCTAAGATACTTCTTACATTCTGTAGCATTTGACCACATAGTTCTGCCATAACTTTCTTACTTGTATTAAATTCATATACACCACATCTAGAATGAAGTGGTTCAATAATACGATTCTTAAAATTACAAGTAAGAATGAAACGACAGTTATTACTAAATTCTTCTATAAATCCACGCAATGCAGGCTGCGTAGATTGTGCGTTTAGATAATCTGCCTCATCAAGAATAACTACCTTGTAGCCACCCTGTAAAGATACTGTAGATGCAAACTGTTTAATTTTACCACGCAAGGTGTCAATATTGCCTTCTTCAGAACCATTTACAATTATGTAATCTAAATTCATTTCATTACATAATGCTTTGGCAACAGTAGTTTTGCCAAGACCAGCAGTGCCTGTAAATAACATATTAGGCAACTCACCAGTCTTGACAATATCTTTAAAAGTTTTCTTCAGATCATTTGGTAGGATAGTTCTAGCGATAGTTTGTGGTCTATAACGTTCAACCCACAAAAATTCATTGTCCAGCTTGCGCTGTTTTTCTACGTCCATAATATAATTCTATCCTTGTTAAACGATTACTCTGCTTCGGCTTGCTCTTGCTTCCAGTTTTCTACAATCTGCACACCTTGAGTACATTGATCACGCAGTTGTCCAATCGTTGAAAGTTCTTCACCACGAAAGCCACCTCTTTGTGTTACAGTGTCAATTACAGCAATTGCACTACGAGAGATTTGATTCATAAGGTCATATGCCTTTTTGTGTTGATCATCAGCCATTAATATTATTCTCCATAAGTTGATGTTTTTTCAAGTGCAATCCAATATTGCAGCCCGTTAGTTGAATTCGTTAGTTTTGAGATTTTTTGTGAAGAAATCTCAACTTCATAGTTACCAGGTAAAATCTTCAAATTGTTAATGTTGTATATGAACTTGTATGTAGCATTTGGAGAAGTCGCTGGAATTTCGATAGAAAAAGTATTTGCAGTTGCATTTTCTGATGTGGTAACAGTAATCTTTGCCAACTTATCGGATACACCTTCAATAATTAATTCAGTGTGACCCAATGCAGATGCCGCAGCTTTTAACTTTTGTAGTACACCTTCATCTAAATCAAATTTAACTTCACCTTCTGGCATTCTAACATCTTTACCAGCTTTTGTCAACATGTCTGTATCTGAAAAGAAGTATTTAATATTAGCTAAACCAGATGCATCTGAAATAGTTACAAAATTCTCTTGAAAATTGAGTGTCGGTTTGTTCTCAGGGCTATCTACCAAATTGATAACTCCAAGAAATTCATTCAGATCATAGATACCAAATTCTTGATCAAAGGTTTCTTCAACATCAATTTTTGCTAGAATATTCTTAGCTTCTGAAATTGTCCTGATAGTGTTTCCAGTATCGATTACAATATTGCTATTAATTGATGCAAAGTTTTTCAATACAGAAATAGTATTATCTGATAGTTTCATTTTAGTCTCCATTATGTATATCTACTGCATTATATCAAATATGCAGGAAAGAGTCAATAGGTTTATTTAATTTTACTGAAATTTTTGTCTTTATAAAATTCTAACTTGTCTACAAATTTACCATCTAATATCTCACCTTTATGGGAAATGACAAAAACATTAGTATCATCATCCAGAGTATACAGTATTTTCATCAGATTGTCAACCCCTTCATGGTCAAGAGAGGAGTCAAAGGTTTCATCTAATATCAATAAATTTGTAGCTACAGAATTTTTCATCTTGGCAATCTGGCGCCAAGTGAATAGAAGTGCTAAATCAATGCGTTGTTTTTCTCCTTCACTAAACGAATCATATGAAAATGCATCACGGTGCCTTGACCGTATAGTTTCTTGAAAGCTTTCATCAAGATCAAAATGAACAAAAAAGTCTAGCGTTTGCAGATACTGGTTTACTAGATGATTTATTACTGGTAGATACTGTTTTATTACTTTAGTTTTAATGCCAGTATCCTTTAACATTTCTGCCATTACTTGATTATATAATAGATTTTCATTTAATCCATAACCAGATTCTTTTATAGAATTTTGTTCATCCGAAAGTACTTGTAGTTCTTCATTAGCTTTTGTCAGATCCCCATCAGATTTTTTAGTCAGTTCGTCTTGATAAGATTGTATCTGTCTTTGGAGCCTGTTGATCGTATTATTGTTAGAAGATACAACGGACAAATTCTGTCGGATGTTTTCTGCCAACTCAGTATACCGTCCAATAGTCTGTTCCACAATAGCAGACTCTTTAAGTCCATGGTCCATCGCTTCTTTAAGTTCTTTTGCTTTCTTTTGTGCAGCGTTGAGGTTGTTTGATCTGAGTACTGGATCAATACTCTGGGTACAAGTTGGACACGTTTCGTTTTGCTCATAGAATTTCGCTTCTTTAACCAAGACTTTGATTTTGGTTTGAAACTGCGCTTGATATTGAAGTAATGCTTGTTTCTTATCGTTTGCACGATCCAACTCCTCTTGCATTGTTTTTTGATTTTCATCTATAAAATTTTGACATACTTCATTATCTTTTTCTAAGTCCACTATTTCAGAATTCAGATTAGATATATCTATTTTCTTTTTTTCTATAAATCCTTCATTCAATGTCATTATATCACCAATATATTTCTTTTGGGTATCAATCTTATTGGATAATACATCAAGACTATACTTAACATCTTTAATCTTTGATTTTAATTCTGCAGTTTTTTCTTTCAATAATTGGTTCATCTTTGAAAAAATATTGATATCTAACAAATCTTCAATAACATCACGCCTATGTTGTGCTGGCAACTGCATAAATGGAATGAACGAACTACTACCTAATACCACAATCTGATGAAAAGATTTGTGGTTTAGTTTCAAAATATTCTGTTCTAATATTTTCTGGTATTCTTTAGCGTGTGAAGATTGATCAAACATATTGCCGTTTTGATATATTTCAAATAGCGTAGGTTTGATACCTCTTACAACTTTAAAATTATTAGAACCAATAGTAAATTCAACCTCTACAATACAATCCCGATTGTTAATAGAATTGACTAGCTGAGGTTTGTTGATATTACGATGTGGTTTACCAAACAATGCAAAAGATATGGCATCTAGCATGGTAGATTTGCCTGCACCGTTTGAGCCAATTATCAATGTTGATTTGGCTTTATTTAAATTAATATCAGTCCAATTATCACCAGTTGATAAAAAATTCTTATACTTTAGCGATTTAAATAATATCATGTAATTTCTAGTGCCTGTGCTTCGGTCAACAAATTTCTCATTTCTACTTTGATCCTGTCTTTATCTAATTCAGTATCTACGGATTCAACATAACTATCAAGTAATGTTGTAGTATCTTCTACAGATACTCCTTCATCACCCACGCGCTCACCCATAAATTCTTCAAAGTTTTCGCTTATCTTTAGTTCATGGATATTCTTAGCGTGTATTCTATCACAAAATTTGTCAAATGTAAAGGGGTCTTGTTTATTGACTACTACTACCTTGACGAATTTATGATCAATATGATTGAGAGAATAATTATTATAATCAGTTCTGGTATCGTCATATACTATCTTTTCAAATAATGTGAATGGATTAACAATAGCCTCGATTTCTCTTGTTTCAGTGTCTAGCACATGAAAGTGTTTAGGATCATGGGCGTCAGACCAGAAAAATTCCATTTGAGTACCGAGGTACATAATATTATCTTGCTGAGATTTGGTATGAAAGTGACCAGATAGAACTAACTCAAATCTAGAAAATTCTTCTTTTGACATGCCGTGGGTATTTTTAATACCGCGCATCATATCAAAACCATTTAGTTCTAAGTGACCACCAAGTATAGATGCTTTACAATTTTTAACAAAATTCATAGACTCTGAATGATTTTCACTAGTAATCCATGGTAGCAATGCAATGTCAAGACCGCCATAATTCATGACTGTAGGTTTCATAATTATATGAACTTCATTCATATAGTGACCTAACAACTCTTTCAATGAATTTAATTCATTTGTATTTTTAAAATATGTGTCATGATTACCAGGTATGATATCCATAGTCATGCCACGCTCACGCATAGGATTTAAAAAACTCTTACGATTGTGAGTTAGTGCTTTAAAGTTAATAAATTTACGATGGTCATAATAATCACCCAGATGTAATATCTGTTTTATACCGTGCGCGTCACAGTACGGAAACATTATCTCAGAATAAAATTTACTGGCGTTTTCTAAGAATATGTCCGAACTATTTCTGATGCCGGTGTGGGTATCGTTTATGATTAGTAATTTCATATTAAAAAGTCTTTCAAATCAGAATCGACATTAACAGTTCTTTTCTTTCGTTGCTTTTCTTTTTTAGCAAACTCTTTCATGGAAGTATCTGCTTCTTTTACCTTGTCGATTCTATCTTTTAAAACATCAATAAAATGCGTAGCAACTCCAGTTGCAGCTTCTCCTTGTTCGGTTACAAGAAATGCTTCAATGCCTGATTGAGAAAGGTATTTTTCTTTTATATCTTGTTGGCGTTTTTCTTTTGCAATTCTTCTTAAAAAAGCATACCAAATTATTTGAGTGAAATAAGCAAATGCATTTGGATTACCTGAGCGTGTAGCTGCATTGATATTATAATTTTCAACAGCTTTTAAACAGTTTTCTACCGCGTCCATTACCATTTCTTCACGGTAAGTATATCTAATAAAATTAGATTTATGCGATAGATTTTCTGCAATTTTCAAAAAACATTCTGCCAAATAGTTAGGAACTATAGGCAAAGCTTCTTCATTTTCTCTAGCTGTATTAATTGTTTTTACATATTCCACTATATTGTGAGAAAATTCTTTATTATCCACATAATGGGTACTCTTAGATTTCTTCTTTGCCATAATCACTCCTTCATAATACATACATTATATCACATATTTTATTTCTTGTCAACCGTCTTTTATGGGTTGACAAATCCTGAGAACCTGTTATAATAAGATTCTTCTTAGTGAGTGGGGTAGTAACTAGTGTTTAGTTCCAGATGGAAAGTTTATCACGTTTTGATCTGAATCGTATATATCTACTAGTTTCTCTTTTAACCCCAATCTTTCCATCCAATTAGATGCATCTAAATATTCAGTATCATCTTGACTAGAAATCTCTGTAGTTTCTATAGCGTTTAAATACTGTTCCATGACTTCTTCACTTGGAATACACTTTGCTATGATATGCTGTGGATTTAAAGAAGCTATATTATTTTTATTAACATCTTGAAAAGAAATCCAGGGATCAAGCGTACAAAATAGTTTGTTTTCTGAAACTCTAACTTTAGTAATACTAAGACAATTTTTAACAATTACTTCAAATTCATCATCAATTTCTTCTTCCACTAGGTCTTTAGGAATATCAATCATCTCACAAAGAATTTCTTCACCGTTGGTAAGTTTTAACTGTAGAATATTATTTTTTCTTATAGTCATATCTTTATCCTATACTCTTTATACTGGAATTGCTCTTTTTGGTATATCTTCAATCTTTCTTCACCATGAAGTAATGTATAATTTTTTCTAGATTTATGTTGTAGATTATCAACTAGATCGTATAGTTTACTTATACGACCATCATCACTCTTCCTTAAGCTTCTACCAATACTTTGCAGTACTCTAATTTGAGACTTACTAGGAGATGCAAATACTATATTGTGTAGATTCTTTATATTTATACCTGTACTAAAAGTACCAAGACTAGCAACAATAATAGAATCTTTTTGCGTTTCAACAATTTTTCTTATCGTTTCTCGGTCTGTAGCATCCGTTTGACCCGAGACGTAAAATACCTTTCTGCTATCTTCGGCTTTATTTGAAATTAGATCATACAATACTTTGCCGTGTTTGTCAACAAATTGAAATAATACCAAAGTGTTACCTTTCATATCAATTGAAAGATTTCTTATAAAATTATTTCTGCGCTCATTTGCTACGATCCAATTAATCTCTTGTTGATATGTTTTGCCTACATTTTCTTTTTTATCTGTTTCATTGTAATCTAAAGTTAGCATAAAAATATTAAGAGGCGCAAGTGTGTCATCATCTTGCAATTTTTTAGTGGTAGTAACTTTTCTTACTTTACCAAAAAGACCTTCTAGTACAAGTTTATGTGTTTGGGTACCATCAAGTGTGCCTGTTGTGCCGTATCGATATGCAGTATTTACACATTTATTCATAATGGAAGTTAATGATTTTGATTTGAATCCATGACATTCATCTCCAAAAACACCATAGAATTGTTGAAACCAAGCAGGAGGTAGTTTATATACAGACTGCCAAGTTGAAATGACAACATTTTCATCCATATCTTTTGCTTTACCCGAAAATATTTTGTGACATTCTTGAGTAGCATTCCAAGAATCGTGAGATGAATAATCAGCAAAGTCAGCATACATCTGTTCAACCAATGAAGTTGTCGGTACAATGATCAGAATTTTTCTATCATCACACCTTTCAAGTAACCAACGTAGTAACACATAAATTATTAGAGATTTACCACTACCCGTAGGAGATAACAATATCGATCTTTTATTTGTAATTGCAGTACAGATAGCATCGAATTGATAATCTCTTACAGTAATAGGATTACCATTACCTCTCAGATTAAGACTGGTAATAAATTTCATTATTTCTTCTGGATCAACAGCATTGTATTGTTCTGGTGATCCATATTCGCTATCTTCATATTCTAATTCATAACCGCGTTTTTTTGTAAACTCTTTAAGTTGATGTAAAAGACCAACAGGTAATTCTTGTGCTAAAGCATTGAATATTCGTATCTTGCCATCCCAAACTTTGTTTCGGTAGAGTGGCATGTACTTATAGCCGTCAACAAAAAATGAGAAATATTCATTCAATTCCATCAAGATGCCACTATCAGCATCAACTAGCAATTGACTCTCATTCTTTTTACCTACTGTAATCTTTTCAATCATTATCCACCAGCCTCAAACTGTTTCCATTTAATAATATTACCTATCGACTGGTGTTTCCATTTGAGGTTTTCAACAATCTCACTCAAAGTTTCTACAAAAGTTTTATAATATGCAATTTTTTCTTCACTTTTTTGTATATCTATATCTGCATCATAATAGCGATTCATATCACCTTTTATTACTTTGATACCATTGAAAGGATCGTATTCCCATCCATGAGCCTCAATTTCGTCTTGTGATAGTTTGCCATTGTAATATTTCCACTTCTCCAAAAGAAGTGTTTGTTGTCTCATTTGAGATTTTTTTAATTGAAGTTTATTGATAGACAAAACTTGTAGATATTTTGCATGTAGTTTTGCAATTTCTACGGTCGATCTTACCAAGTTATTTTCATCAATTTTACAATCAGTTTGCCATTCTTCTAAAGTACTTTCAAGTGTCAGCAATTAACTCTCCATAATATAATTATTTTATTTCATAATATCCAATTTTAAAAGTCACCGGAAATGTGATTACAGGTGATGTTTCTGAAGTAGCTTCTAAAAGTATTGTTCCTATGTTTGTAGCTACACAATCTATATATCTAATTTGTTTGACTACATTATTAGCACTACTTGTTATCGTCAATGTGATATCCATAGTTTGATCATTAGTAGCATCTTTTCTTAATGCATCTTGTTGTGCAGTTTGAACCATACTACTAATTAAATTAAACACTTCAACATAAGTGTTCATTTGTTCGTCCACTAAAACATCCATTGACAAATCTTCAAATGCAAGGGTATCTCCAGGAACTGATATAGAAGCAATTCTTTTATATGGTACAAGCGGCGCTTGAACAGAAACACCTGGGTGTATAACTCTTTGTGCAAAAAATTCTAGATTGCCAAACTTTGTATGATCTATAACGACCTTAAAGTTTGTCGGCTGTAAAAAATTTGATGTTTGTGTTAAATTTGCCATATAATTCCCCTTTATATCTATATTTATACTTGACAATACCTCTTTTTTATGCTAGTTTATTAGTATAGAAAGAATCACTTGAAAGGGTTCACAAATGACTAAGTTCAACAAAAAAGACTTCACATACTACGGTGGATACCTTCACTACACTGGAGATTATACAGATCGTCCAGTTTGGCCAGCAGTTTCAAAAAATGGCGTAAATGTTCATCCATCACGTGTCGGCAAAGGCAAAGACCTTTTTATAGCCCGCTTTAAGTATGGTGGTCCATTCACAAAAGCAAAATTTGTTGCAGAACTGGTAAAATCTTTTACTGTTGAAGAATATGTAGAAGCAAGAAATGCTGAAGGTTTAGAAGTAAGCCACGCACCTCTTGATATTCTTCGTAATAAAAATGAAGATTGGTACAACACAACAATCCAAAACTGGAAAATGAAAAGAGGAGTTGCTTTATGAGTTGCAGACGGTGTGAAGCTAAAAAGATTAAGACTGTTGACAAAGAATACAACAGAGTTTTTTCAAATGATGAAAGTGCATTTTTATGGTTTAAAAACTTTTGTCATAAATATGGGTTGCACGTAATTGAATGTCAGAAGTACAATAGGTGGATAGTCGAGGGTTGGAATGATTGCTGCCGTCAGTGGCAACCAGATTATTGGACAAATTTTATGTTATGGAAAAGTGTGTCTGGGCCGAGGTTCTCGCCTGATGAAATAGAATTGGGTGCACCCGCCGACTTTAGAAAAATCGCAGAGTTGCGGGGAGATCGTCCACATATTGAAACCAACATAGACTATCCGTTTGAACTGGTTGATTACAGCTTTGGAGATAAATCGATAGATACATTATCCATCGTGGAAGAAAAAATGAAAGAAATTATTGAAATAAAACAGGAGGTATATAATGCAAGTCGTAACAGTTAGATTTACAGGTTCGATGGTTAAGCCATCACACCACGATTGTCAAATTGTAGAAGGTTCTATGAGTATGCGATATGATGTGCGGGAAGATGATACTAATCCTCCAGTATGTAAAATTATCTCGCCATTCGGTAAAGATAATACATTAGAAGCATTTTATATGAACGAACAATGGAACTGTTGGTTAGATTGAATAAAGGGCGCCCGAAAGCGCCCTTAACAGTTTTTCTTTGAGAGAGGTTAAAGCCTCTCTTTTTTATTATGAACTTACCAGAAGATCGTCTACACGGAAAATTCTGTAGTATTGGTTAGTTCTAGCTGTTGCGAGTCCATCAGATGCAGTTGCACCAACAAATGGGTTCGATACCATGCCATAACGAGTTTTGAAACCAATTTTTGGCTGGAAGCTATCCTCAGCAACGGCGCGAACCATTGTGAGAGGTACGTATGGGCAATAGAAGATACCAGCATCATATGCGTTAGTACCTTTATAACCTACGGTGATATAGTCTACAACAGCATATGGATCAATATATACTTTTGTGCGACCATTAAGAACACCAGCAAATGTATTGCCAGTATCATCTACACTCAGGTTATCTTTCAACGCTGGTGCGTAATCAAGCATACCAGTTGCAGACAATGCAGAAGCAACGTCCGAAGATGTAATGATAAAGTTACCACGACCTCTACGAGTTTCTTTTGCGATTGTGTTTGCTTCACGCTCGATTTGAACCATGAGACCTTTAAACTTCTCAACGCTCCAACGACCGTCTGCATCTGTGTTCAGGTTAAATGCGCCATTCAGTGCAGTGTTTCCTGTAGAAGCACCAGTTTTAGCTTGGCTGTTGATCGAACGGATAACTTCGCGGTTAATCTCTGCAAGAATTTCAGTTGAAAGAATGTTAGCCAGTTCGCTTTCAGCGTCCAGACCGTGAATTGCTTTCAAATCCTGTGCGAGTTCAAGCGAATATTCCGCTTTCAATGCGCGTGTTTTCGCTGTTACTTGCGCTTTATCAATGGTAAAACCCATTTCATTAAACGCAGGCGAACCAGATGTACCCAGTGCTTCACCAGCTGCGAGAGACATACCAGTACCAGTCAGAGGATCATTACGATCATCGTCCAGACCAGCTGCACCAGCGTTAGTAACGCCACTAAAACCAGAACCATCAGTGCTATGAATACCGGTGGAATCACCTGAGAATGCATGACCTGCTTCATTGAACAGGGCTTCTCCGCCATCAGTTTGACCTTTGGATGTGGTACGATATGTGGATTTCATTGCAAAGATCAGTCCAGTTGGACCAGTCATTGGCTGAACACCACAAACGTCATATGCCATCATATTTGGCATGGAACGACGAACAAGTGAAATCAGAATTGGATCCCAATTTTGTACGTTTGCACCTGTTGAGTTAGTTGGTGCGGCTTCGCTCAATTCACCGAAACCTGTCATTTGTGCGCGTTGCTCTTTCAGAGCATTTTCTTGGTTCTCAAGCACAACAGCGGTAACTGCTTTGCGGTGCTTGTCGTGGATGTTTCCGGCTGATTCTTCATTCAGAACCGGTGCCCACTTTTCTACGAGTTGATTGTATTGCATAACTTTAATACTCCTTAGTTAGCTTTTAGGGCAGCAATATATTGCGCCATACTAGAAGAAACTTCTACTTGATCAGTATCCTCTTGAGTTTCTTCGGTAAGCGTTTCTTCAACAATTGCTGCTGGCGTTTCCGCTTCACTTTTTGCTGAAAAATACGACTCTTTGATGGTTTCGATTTTGAACGCAAATGTTTCCTCGTTCTCAAAATCTACACCTTCAGCCAATTTTAGTAATTTTGCAGCTTGTGTTTCAGCAAGATCCTTAGACGCTTCTGTAATAATCATACTACGCTTAAGGTTATTTACTTTTTCATTCATTGCAACATTATTGGCGGTTTCTGCATTCAAAAGACCTTCTAGTTCTTGGACTTCTTCAGCAAGTTGGTCAACTAGATCAACTTTGGATTCTGGTACTTCAATATAAGACTCAGTAAACAGGTCTTTCAACTTGCTCATGAAACCTTCTGCAATTTCAGTACGAATACCTTGCTCAACAGCAAGTCTATTCTCTTCCATCCAATTTTCGACTACATAGTTGAGATAAGAATCCATTTTGTCTACCAAATCAACTTTGGCTTCTTCAATTGATTCTTCTGTCTCGGTAGCAAACTGCTCCTCAAGACTCTCGATTTTTGCAGCAAATTCTTCGTCTAATTCTGAAACTTTAGTTGCAACACGATTGTTAATTGCAGCTTCAAAAAGTACGCTTGCTTTTGCTTTAAAATCTTCACTTAGAGACTCATCTTCAGAAATCATGACTTCCAATTCGTCTTTTGTGGTATCTTCCACAATAGCTTCCTCATCATCCAATTCAACTTCTTCTTCCATTACACTTGCGTACAATGATTGTAGTTGAATTTTCGTCATTCCTTCTGCTTTTGCTGCCATAGCAGCTTTCATTCCCGCTTTAGTTTTAGGCGGAGATGCTTTTTTAGTTTTACCGGCAGCGGCTTTTACAGACGCGACCGAATCAGCTTCAGTTGGAGGCGTAGTCATGGTCGATGGTTTATCGCCCATAGGTTCGCTTCTTTCGTTTAGCTGATCTTCGTGAGATTCCACAATTTCGTTGTCATCATGGATCTCAAGTTCCTGGTTTTCATCAGTCATACTTGACTCCTTTTCTTATTTAAGCAACGAGAGGAAATTTTGAAACCCACGAACTTGTGCTTCCACAAGTGAGCGTGAAGATGTTTTCTTAATTTCAGTCTCTATTTTTTCAATGTCTTGTGATTCAATCAAGCCATTATTCCATACCCATTCTACGCCTTCCATTATTCCATTAACAAAAGCTCCAGGCGCTGATGGATCTTGAACAATGTCAACGGTGTTGAGTTGAAAATCATTCCCAACCTCCATTATTCCATTCTGTTTTACAAGACTTCCCATACCACGAGTCGAAACACCTAGTTGAACACCACCATCAAGCAAGCCTTTTACAACTTTACCCATAGGAGTATCTAATATAAGTGCTTTACCCATCACATTACTTTCATCAAATTTCATTTCCGTAATACGATGGGATACCTTATCCAAATTAACAGTGGGTCCTTCTGGATGATTTAACTCACCTACAGCACGACCAGTATTAACTTGTTCTGATATATATTTTTCAACGGCAGGCTTCATTACTTCCATTCTATAAATTCTGCCATTTCTATTTGGTTGATCGGCTTGTGCAAATACACCTTCGATCTGATAAGACTTTTCACCATTTGCCTTTGCTTCTGTGACTAGATGTATATCATGATCACAATATTCTGCGATTAGTTTCATGTCTTATCCTTTTTTATATTAATTAATAAATTCTTTTTAACTTTATTTAAGCGCATTGTGCCCACGCTCAGTAATATCTGATATTTTTTTAGCTACTTCAGCATGATTAGCTTTATGAAAAATACCCTTTTTTTGACTTGCCAAGCTTCGACCTGGGTTTACTTTACCTGATAGGCCTTCGTGTTGTGCAGCAATCGTATTATGTTCACCACTTTTTTCTTTGTCCCCTATAAATCCGTGCACACTCGCAAGACCTCTATGAAACTTGGATAATTCACTATGATGAACCAGAAGAGCATTCAGATGTTTCTGTTCTTTTTCACTATGCTTGCCTTCACTATTTTTATACTTACTATGAATTTTATTAATGCCCTCTGTATGCTTTTTATATACTGATACATGAGGACCTGCAATTTTAACTTCATAAAGACTACTTACATCTTTGTCTCCTCTTATATTTTGCAGCAAAGAAGCATATGTTGTAAGTCGTTTTTCATTATTATTACTAAGCATTTACTACTTCCCTTTAGAAAATTGTTTAATAAATTCTTTTGCCATAGCAATTGCTTCTTTTTCAGATTCATAATCGTCCAAATGTTCTCCATCAATAGAAGCTTTGAATCTGTTACCAGATTTAGTCACAACAATTTTGCTTTTGCCGACCATAACATTTTTTTCTACGACTAAATTTTTTATTAAATCTTTAAAAGTTTTCATTTAAATTCTCTATTTTATTCTTCTGCCATTTCAGAACCAAACATTTGAGTTCCTATATTAATTCTTTCAGCCTCTATAGCATCTTTAATCTTATCACCTAGCATAGACTGAAAAGAATTTCCAGCATCTCTAAGTTCATTATTATGTACTGAATTAACAAAATCTAACATAGGTTGAGGTTCTTCAAAATCATCATCGGTATACTCATATTCATCATCCTCAGAACCAAACTCATATTCTTCTAGTTCATCTTCATCATCGGATACTTCATAATCTATTTCAAAATCTTCATCTTCCATATCAATATCTCCTTGTAATAGTATTATTTATACAAAATAGAATTTACAAATATTATGCTAATGCAGCAACATTAAAAGTTAAATCATCTCCACTAGCATTACCGCCCAACTGTTGACCACCAACAAATCCTGAACCACCATCAATAACCCTAATAATAGCTTGAGTGCCAACAGTTTGTATATTTAATACAGCATCTATTCCATTTCCGCTTGTAGTGAATGTTACTGCAGAAGTTGTTGTATTTGATGTCCAGTTAGGATTATTACCAACATTACTAAAGCCGCCATTTTCTGTGAGGCTACCACCCGCCAATACTTCTACATCAGTTACATACAATGATGCACCTGCCGCTCTTCCTCCTGAATAATCAAATGTTCCATTTATAAAAACAAAATAATAACTACCTGAAGTTGTAACTGTGGTTGTAACTGTTATCCAATCAGTTGCACCTCCACTAGAACTTTGAGTCGCATCTAATACAAATTGATGTACCAAAGATGATCCGGTATCATCCATAATAATTCCTAAAACATCAAAAGCATCGTTTCCAGCAACAGCCCTATATACAAATCTAACTTTTTCTCCAGCAGTAATCTGTCTCCTATCTTTGGATACTAAGAGTGGACCACGTACAATATCAAAACCCGTCTGCGTTACTACACTTGCAAGTTCTAATTGCATAGCATTTTTCCCAGAATAGATTTCGTTGCCATATTGAACCTGTCCGGAGATAATTGTATCTGGAGTTGCGAATGAGACTGAATAATTACCAGCAGTTGACGGAACATTTGTATCACCGCCAGACGCACTATAAGAACCCATAGGATTAGGAGTAGGATCACTTGGTATGGGAAAGTTTATTCCAGGAATAGTACTAGTTCCTGAGACAAATCTACCTAAATATACCTCCCAACCAGTATAATTGTTTATCGTCTGACTGGCTCCGCTTGCATCTGTAAATGATCCGGCTGTACCGGGTACTGAATGAACCATATTATGATTTGTATTAAACAATCCAGGCCCAGAAATTGGGGCTTTTATTGTATAAAAATCCTGAAGAGCTATTTCTCCAGATGCTGGAATGTTTGGATGATCGTCGTGTTGTGTGGAAGTTAAATTACCACTGTAATTTTGAAATAGAGATGCTCCATTACCAAACTCCGAATCTATATCTTCTAATGTTATTGTTCCTCTATTAGGTAAAGGCATTATTTACCTTCCAATTCTTCAACTCTTGATTTTAATTCTTTAATTGATTCGATCAAGATAGGAACAAGTTTTTCATAATAAACAGCTTTGTATCCATCAACTCTATCCACAACAACTTCTGGCATTACCTTTTCAACTTCCTGAGCAATAACTCCAGCTTCTCTTTTATTGTTAGGTGTAGAACCTAAGTCGGCTTTTTTATTCCAATTAAATGTATAACCATTTAAATTGTCTACTTTTTCAAGAGCATTATCAATTTTTTCTAAGTTTTCTTTAAGTCTCAAGTCCGAAGAAAATGCTGCAGTCACATTTCCAGTCGCTGTAATCGCTCCAGTTACAGCAAGAGTTGAACCATTAAACGTCATATTAGCTTCACCATTTAAAGTGTTTGCGGTTCCACTACCTGTTATGACTCTATTGTCAGCATTTGAATTAATTGTAGTTCCTGGAGATGAAGATATTTTAATTTTATCACCATTTGATGATGCAGAAGAAGTTCCTAGAATTGTTATTCCTGTACCTGCTACAAAATCTAGTCTATCTGTTCCAGAATTGGCATTTGCACTAGAAGCACTTGCAACAAACGATCCTGTACCACCATCTTCAGATATTGTGAAACCAGTATATGCATTATCAGACGCAGATATTTTAATATCATCACTACCCGCACCACCCGCAGTTCCTGTGATTATTATTCCTGCACCTGCAGTAAAACCTAATCTATCTGTTCCACTGGCAGCAGTGCCAATAGTGTTGCCATTAACTGTGCCACCGTCCGCAGTTAATGTAAACCCGGTATATGCATTATCACCAGATGTACCACTAGATGCCGCTGTTATTCTACCCTGTGCATCAACAGTAATATCTGCAGTAGTATATGATCCTGCCGTTACCGTAGTATTTGCCAAGTTAATAGTGCCTGTAGAAGTAATAGGTCCGCCAGACAGTCCTGTTCCGGTAGCAACAGAAGTAACTCCAGTTACAGGCGGATCTATAAAAGTAAATGCACCAGAGCCATCAGTTTTTAAAATTTGACCAGAAGTACCGTCACTTATTCCTAGATCAGTTATTGATGTTGGTGTACCGGTAACTTCAGAGTATGACATAGTGGGAATTCTAGCTGAGTCAAAAATGCCAGAATTTATTTTTGAAGCAGCTAAATTAGGTATTCTAGCATCAGCGAGAGTGCCAGAATTTATTTTTGAAGCAGCTAAATTAGGTATTCTAGCATCAGCGAGAGTGCCAGAATTTATTTTTGAAGCAGCTAAATTAGGTATTTCAGAAGCGTCTAAGGGATCTACATTTAGAGTATATACACCACTACTATATACCAATTGTGCATAGTTTGCGGTACCAGAGTTTACGGCTGAAAAATGTGCCCGCGTCTCAGAGGCACTTGGTCCTGTGTAAGATATAACTCCTGTTGATGAATTATAGCTAAATGAACCATCACCACCATTGTCGGATGATCCAATAGATGCTCTTGCTCTTGCCGTAGTATGATACTGATTTGTACCCTCATTCAAGTTATCTGTATTATATCCTGATATTAAATTTGTACCGCCTGCAAGAGGACTGGCAAAAGCTTTGTTAAGTGCAAACGCATCACTATCTGCGTTATATAATATTGTAGCACCAGCACCATCTATTGTGATGCCACCACCATCAGCGGCGGCTGCATTTGCTGCACCTTTTGCAATTTCTATATTCTTATCGGCAATACTGAGTTCGGTGGAATTGACAGTAGTGGTTGTTCCTTGAACTTCTAAATCACCTTTTATTTGAACCGTTCCACCAATGCCATTGGCTGGTGCTGGATCAATCACAATAGGACC